GGAGCAGATAGTGGAGCAGGTGGTGGAGCAGGTGGTGGAGCAGGTGGTGGAGCACTCCCTATAGAGGGGGCAACTACAGATCCACTTACAGAATCTATAACAGGTAAAGAAACAATGTACGGTGTCCCTGGAGCAGCGGCAGCATCAGCGGGCATGGGTAGTGGTCTTGGTTCTATCAGTAGTAATATCGGTATAGGTGGTGGATTTACAGGTGGAGCTCCAGAAAAAACATACTCTGAATATGCTGATCCTTTATTTTCTTTAGATCCTGCAGATTCTGCATTACTTGGATTAACTGGACCTAATCCAGATGCAGCTAGTAACATACAGTCAGACCTTGCTAATGCTATAGCAGCTGCAGAAGCTGCAGACGCATACGGTGCATCGATGCCCAATGAAGGAATTAAAGGAATTATTGATAAATTATCTGGAATGGTCAAAGACCCTAGTTTAACAAAAGAAATTAAAGCCAAGGCTTTAGCAGAGTTAAAAGCGGAACTTGCAAAAAGAGAAGATGGAGGCTCATCAGGATCAACAGGTCAAGTGCCAGGTTCTGGAGCACAAGGATTAGCTAATTCAAAAGCCGAACCAGGGGTTACGGTATCTATTCCAGGAGCTTTATCTGCATTTAGTATTAGTCCTGCTGCTTATCTATACAGTGGTGCTGGTTCTAGTTTTGAATCAGGGCGTAATGAATATACTGAATCAGGTCAATACGATATAGACAAGGCAGCCAGAGATGCTGAGTTTGATGCGATGCGCGAGCAAGCAAGAATAGATGCTGGCTTACCCTATAACAGATTAACTCCAGAAGAAACTCAACAAGCAGTTAAAGATATGCACGCACGTATAGGAGGAGATTTTCGAGACTATTTAAACAATCTTGGAAAATCTAAACCTGATACTACTGGGGCTTATGAATTGGGGGTTGCTGATAGAGCAGCAGCAGCAGAAAGAAATCAAGGTGTAAGCCCTTTTATGGGTATCCCAGGTCAAGGTGGAATTAGAAGTATTACTAGAGGTTAAGAAATGGAAGAGCAAATAAAAATTTTAAATGATGAGAGACTGAGGTTAGTTGAAGGCGTTAAAGCTGGTATTCTTTCATCAGAAAGCGTTAATGAAAGAATGCTTGAAATTAATAAAATAATAGAAAACATGATAAAAAACAAAGACAAAAATCCTTTTGATAAAATGTTTCCTGGACAAAGTTTAATTTCAGATGAAGCTCAACATACCATGCCAGATGGAACAATGATGCCTGGCATAGATCATGCAGCATACGAGGCTAATAGAAATATGATGAACAAAGGCGGTGAAGCATCATTCCCTGATTTAACAGGCGATGGTAACGTAACTCAAGCTGATATTCTTATGGGTAGAGGCGTAAAAATGGCTAACGGTGGAGAAATAGATATGGCGATAGAAGATGTTTCACGTGGAACAATGGATATGCAAACGCAACCAACACAAGAAGAAGTGGGTATGGTACAACAGATTATGGAATCTGTTATGCAAATGATTGCTCAAGGCGCGTCAGAAGAAGAAATTGTAATGGCGTTGCAACAAATGGGCTTAGACCAAGAAGACATTGCTATGGTAATGCAAGTGGTAGCCCAACAAATGCAAGCTCAACCAGCACAGGAAGATGCAATAGGTGCTGAATTATCGCAGATGATGTAATGGCAGATGAGTTGCCAGAAGTTCTTTCTGTAAAAATAGAAACATCACAACCCAATCGTGGTTTTGATTATTCACGTATGGAAGAAGAATATAATCCAGTAAAATTTAATGATGTTGCTAGAGATATTGCAGAAATTGTTTTGCCTCAAAGTATTCCTGAAGTAATGATGATGGGCATACCACCATTAACAATATTTAATAGAGTTAATAAAATACTTAGAAGAGCAGACGAATTAGAAGCAATGGGTAAAAGTTTTATTAAGGCTTCAGGTCGTGCATATGACACAAAAGGAAAAAACTTTATACAACAATCTAAAAATTTGAGAAACAATATACCAGAAAAAGATATGAAAATTCATAACGATTATGCTAAACAAATTAGAGACAATCCTAGTGAAGAAGCTATACAATCAAAAAAAGAAATTGATGAGTTAATAAAAAGACTTAGAGATAAATGAACTTAGCCAGTCTAACCGAATCAGAGCTTAAAGAAGCTTTGATGCTCAAAGAAAAACTAGATAACTACCAACTCCAAGAACAATGCCAGAGTAGTTTCTTTAACTATGTCAATCATATCTGGCCTGAGTTTATCTGCGGTAGACACCATAAGATTTTTGCTGAGAAGCTGCAATTGGTTGCCGAGGGCAAATTAAAACGATTGATTGTCAATATGCCACCTCGACATACCAAGAGTGAGTTTGCCTCTACGTTTTTCCCCTCCTACATTATGGGACTCAAACCCAAAATGAAGATTATGCAGACCACGCATACAGGGGAACTAGCCGTTAGGTTCGGACGTAAAGTGCGTAACTTGATGGATCAAGAAGAATATAGGAAGATATTTCCTCAAGTTAAACTGCAATCAGATAACAAATCAGCAGGTCGTTGGGAAACTAATAAAGGCGGTGAGTATTTTGCAGCAGGGGTTGGCGGTGCAGTAACTGGTCGTGGTGCGGATCTGTTAATTATTGATGACCCGCATTCAGAGCAAGATGCGTTAAGTCCGTCTGCCCTAGAGTCTGCTTATGAGTGGTATACCTCTGGACCACGACAACGGTTACAACCAAACGGTGCTATTGTTTTGGTGATGACGCGATGGAGTGCCATTGATTTGACCGCTAAGTTACTTGATGCGCAACAAGAACCTCTAGCCGATCAATGGGAAATAATTGAATTCCCTGCTATTTTTCCTGATACCAATAAACCATTATGGCCTGAGTATTGGCCTGAAGATGAATTGCTTAAAGTTAAGGCTTCGTTGCCTGGTATGAAATGGAATGCTCAGTGGATGCAAAATCCCACAGCAGAAGAAGGCGCAATTATAAAACGAGAGTGGTGGAAACGCTGGGAAAACGATTCCTTGCCAAGCGTGGATTACATTATGCAATCTTACGATACGGCTTTCTCAAGAAAAGAAACGGCTGATTACTCAGCTATATCAACGTGGGGTGTGTTTAGGAATGAAGAAACTGCATCAGATTGTATTATTCTTTTGGATTGTCAAAAAGGGCGTTGGGATTTCCCTGAGTTAAAAGAGATAGCCATGCGTGAGTACAATTACTGGGAGACAGACATGGTGTTAATTGAAGCCAAAGCTTCTGGTACACCTTTAACTCAAGAGTTACGTAGAATGGGTATCCCTGTGGTTAATTATTCTCCGACTAGAGGGCATGATAAAACCACACGAATGCACTCAGTTGCACCTGTATTTGAAGCAGAAATGGTGTATGCACCTAAAAGAATGTTTGCCGAAGAGATGATTGAAGAGTGTGCGTCTTTTCCTTTTGGAAAAAACGATGATTTGTGTGATACTATGACGCAAGCAATCATGCGTTTTCGTGAAGGTGGATTTTTAAGTTTATCTTCTGACTACGAAGATGAAGACAGAAGCGTAAGACAAAGGATTTATTACTAATGGCAATTGAAAGAATGACATCAGACCCAATAGATATGACAACCAGTCAATCCCCTGACGATCAACTAGACGATGAAATTATTGAAGTTTTAAGTGAATTTCAAGAGCCTGATGTGCAAATGCAAGAAGACGGTTCTGCATTATTAGGTCCAGAGCCTGAAGAACAAATGACAACAGAATTCAATGAAAATTTAGCCGAAGTAGTTTCTGAATCTGAATTATCTAAAATCTATCTTGATCTTACTAGTGCTATTGATAGTGACAAATCCTCTAGAGAAGATTGGGAAAAAACCTATACTGATGGACTTAAATATTTGGGCATGAAGTTTGATGAAACTCGCTCTGAGCCATTTGAAGGCGCTAGTGGTGTAACCCATCCTTTACTGGGTGAAGCGGTTACGCAATTCCAAGCGCAAGCTTATAAAGAATTATTACCCGCTGGCGGTCCAGTCAAAACTCAAGTAGTGGGTGCATACGATTCAGTAGTAGAAGAACAAGCACAACGTGTACGTGAGTTTATGAACTATGAGATTGTGCATGTCATGCAAGAGTATGACGAAGACTTAGACCAAATGTTGTTCTATCTGCCACTTGCAGGTTCTGCGTTTAAGAAAGTGTATTACGATGAAAACCTACAACGTCCCGTCTCTAAGTTTGTTGCACCTGAAGATTTAATCGTACCTTATTACACAACGGATCTAGAATCTTGCCCACGCATTACACACGTTATTAAGATGCCAGACAATGATGTACGCAAACTACAAGCTATTGGTTTTTATAAGAAGTTTGATATGCAGCCCGATGATGATGCTAATGATTATTCATCGTTAAATACAGAAAAAGAGAAACTAGAAGGCATGGAGCCTTCTTATGATACAGGCGAAGTCTGTATGTTATATGAAATCCATTGTAATTTAGACCTTGAAGGGTTTGAAGATATAGGTGAAGACGGTGAAGAATCAGGCGTTAAGTTGCCTTACATCGTGACTATTGACTCTAATACTGAAAATGTACTGTCAATACGCAGAAATTTTAAAGAAGAAGACCCAATGCGTAATAAGATTGAATACTTTGTGCATTTCAAGTTCTTACCAGGACTTGGTTTCTACGGCTTTGGTCTTTCTCACATGATTGGCGGCCTATCTAAAGCTTCTACCTCTATATTAAGACAGTTAATTGATGCGGGAACGCTTGCTAATCTGCCTGCTGGGTTTAAAACCAGAGGCATACGCATTAGAAATGAAGACGAACCGATTCAACCTGGTGAGTTTAGAGATGTAGATGCACCCGCAGGCTCACTTCGAGATGCAATACAGCCATTACCGTTCAAAGAACCGAGTGGCACACTGTTAAATCTACTGGGATTATTGGTTTCATCAGGCCAACGCTTTGCTTCTATTGCAGAAATAGCGGTAGGCGAGGGTAATTCACAAGCACCTGTAGGTACAACACTGGCTTTGATGGAAAAATCCACTAAAGTATTGAGTGCAATACATAAACGCCTACATAATGCTCAAAAGAAAGAGTTTGGGTTATTAGCCAATATTTTTTCTGATAGCTTGCCACCTACCTACCCATATCAGGTATCAGGCGGTCAAAACGAGATAAAACAGTCTGATTTTGATGGTAAAGTTGATATATTCCCTGTTAGTAATCCAGATATATTTTCTACTAGCCAACGTATTGTAATGGCTCAAGAAATGATGCAATTAGTGCAATCTAATCCTGAGATACATGGTCCTGGTGGCGTATATGAAGCGTATCGTAGGATGTATTCTTCATTAGGCGTAGACAATATTGACACCTTATTGTTACCACCGCCTCCAAGTGAGCCATCACCTATTGAAGCAGGCATGGAAAACAGCACTTTGATGATGGGCGGTCAAGCACAAGCATTCCCACAACAAAATCACGATGCTCATATTGCTTCTCATTCTAGTTTATTAAGTTTGCAACCTGTACAAGTTAACCCTCAAGTGCAAGCCAATATAATCTCTCATATTATGGAGCATTTACAGTTAAAAGCTGATGCCATTGCTCAACAGCAAATGCCACCAGAAGCGATGCAACAATATCAACAGTTGCAACAACAAGCACAGCAAGTCAGTCCAGTTGAGGCACAACAATTAAATACGCAAGCTAATGATATATTGGCACAATTTAGCGCACCTATCATGACCGAGCTAATGACTCAGTTTACTCAACAAATTGGCACGCCTCAAGAAGAAGACCCATTAGTGACAATTAGAAAACAAGAGTTAGCTTTAAAAGGTCAACAGTTAAATCAAGAACAGCAACAGTTTGTAGCGAAAGAAGAACAACGTGCAACGGAACAAACCCGACAAGATACAATAGATAGAGAACGTATTGGTACCATGCGTGATATTGCAATAATGAAAGACGAAACTACAAAAGATAGACTAGACCAGCAAAAAGAACTAAAATTAATTGATATTGGATTAAAAGAGCTATAACTATGATTAAGAGAACTGAAGTAAAAGATCAGAAAACACCAACTGTTTTAAATGGTAAGCAGTCTTACTCTAATAAAGGTAATGTTGTTACCAAGAAAAGCAAATCATTTTCTGCCAGCACTAAAGCAACACCAGGCATGGGTAAAGGTAAAGCAAGAGGAATGGGCGCTGCCGAATTTGGCGGTAAATTTTCTGGCGTTTACTAATGGATGCCATTTGGCTTGCTGAAGTTTTACAAAAGTTAATAGTAGAAAAAAAAACAGACTTAGAGAGTTTGATTTTGAATGGTGCTAAAAACTTTGAAGAATATAATTACCTACGTGGTCGATACAATTCCCTCGATGACGTAGATCAAGAAATAAGGGAGTTGCTGAAAAGGATGGGTGACAACGATGACAAAGGTAGTAGTACCTGAACATATCGCAAGAGAAGTTGAAAAAGAAAGTGAAAAAAAAGTAGGATGGGATGCTAATGGCTCCCCAGTAGAAGAAGCTTACGTCAAACCTGACGCTAGAGTTTTAGATCCAACGCTTTTAGACAAATCATTTTTGGAACGTATGCCGAGTCCGACTGGATGGCGCATGTTAATACTTCCATATAAAGGTAAGGCCGTTACTAAAGGCGGTATCGTATTAGCCAAAGAAACCATTGATAGAGAATCATTAGCTACAGTAGTGGCTTATGTTATTAAAATGGGTCCATTGTGCTATGCCGATAAAAATAAGTTTGGCGAAACACCCTGGTGCCAAGAAAAACAATGGGTATTAATTGGTAGATATGCAGGCGCTAGGTTTAAACTTGGTGACGATGCAGAGTGCCGTATCATAAACGATGACGAAGTTATCGCAACAATAGACGACCCTGACGATATTGTCAGCGTCTAACATGAGGAGAAATCATGCCAGAGTCACAAAAAGCTGAAGCAATTGAAGATCAGGTTCAAGAACCTACTGAAATTGTTGAACTTGATGAAGAGGTAAGTTCTAGCGAAGAAGCACCAATAGAAGATATATCAAAAGAAGAAACCGTCAAAGATAAAGAAGAAGACGAACTAGTTGATTATTCTAAAGGTGTACAAAAACGTATTGCCACGCTGACTAAAAAAATGCGTGAACAAGAACGAGCAGCTAATTCTGCTTTTGAATATGCTAAGAACTTACAAACTGAAAATGAAACGCTAAAGAAAAATAGTTCTCAATTAAATAAGAATTATCAATCTGAAGCAGAAAACAGATTAAAATCGCAACGTGCGCAAGCCAATGCTGTTTTAAAATCAGCTTATCAAGACCAAGATTGGGATAAAGTAACTAAAGCGCAAGATATACTAGGAAAGATTAATTTAGAAGAGGGTAAATTAGCTACGTCTAAGATGACAGTGCAACCCACTGAAAATTATCAGAATTATCAAGCGCCACAACCTAAAGCTCAAGCTCCAACCCCAAATCCAGACCCAAAAGCCGAAGATTGGGCAAGTAAAAATGATTGGTTTGGTGAGGATGAAACTATGACTTTGGCTGCTTTTAACTTCCATCGTAAGCTAATTGAGGAAGAAGGATTTGATACAAACGATCCTATGTATTACACTCAAATAGACAAACGTATGCGTTCTGAGTTTCCACATAAGTTTAGTAATGGTGGGGAAACACAGTCCAAAGGGAGAATACAGCAAACTGTAGCTCCTGTTGGGAGAAGCGAAAGCTCTGGTACTAAACGACAAGTTAAGCTAACCAAGAGTGAAGTTGACATGGCGAGGCGTTTGAATGTGCCTTTAAAAGAATATGCTAAACACATTAAAAGGTAAGATAAGATATGAGTAATAAAGAATTAAATACCGATGCGCAAGCATCAAACAACAGAACTTCGCGTTCTGCCGAAACACGAGCTAAAAGTACCGCTCGCAAACCGTGGCGACCTCCATCTATGTTGGAGACACCACCTGCACCTGAAGGATATTCCTACAGGTGGATAAGAGCTGAAATTGTTGGACAGGAAGATAGAAAAAATGTAACTTCTAGGCTGAGAGAAGGTTTTGAACTTGTTAAAGCCGATGAGTTAAATGGATTCGAACTTCCCACGCTTGACGATGGAAGGCACGCAGGTGTTGTATCAGTAGGTGGTTTGTTATTGGCCAAGATTCCTAATGAAACGAGACAAGAAAGGAATGCCTACTTTCAAGCTCGCAGTCGAACGCAACAAGATGCGGTTGACAATGATTTAATGAAAGAATCTGATCCAGCCTCTCCGATCTTACGACCAGAGAGAAAAACAAGCGTAACTTTTGGCGGTGGTAATCGTGAATAACGAAACCACTATTTTTTTAAATAACTGAATAAAGGTTTTTCATTATGGCGAATAAAGATGCACCTTTCGGGTTTCGAGCAGTAGGTAAGGTAGGCAGTAGTGTAGCTAATGGCGGCACAACTGAGTACAGTATCGCTACTGGCGCAACTGGAGATATCTTTTCGGGCGACCCAGTAAAAATGTTAAGCACTGGTACTATTTTAGTAGCAGGCGCTGCAACTACTTTATTGGGAATATTCAGAGGATGTAAATTTACGGACAGTGCTGGTGATACTATTTTCTCATCATACTTTCCTACTACTACAGCATCCGATGATATTGTTGCATTTATAGATGATGATCCAAATACTCTGTTTGAAGTACAATGTGCTGGGTCTTTAGCCCAGACTGCCGTTGGTAACAACGCAGAACTTTCTTATACCGCAGGATCTACCAAAACTGGTATGTCAGCGGCAGAACTTTCTGCTACCACGGCTGCTACTACTGCTCAGTTTAGAATCGTAGGATTCTCTTCTGATCCAGCAAACAATACACTTGGATCTGCTAACGTAAACGCAATCGTATATATTAACGAACATTTCTACACCACAGTAACAGGAGTATAAATAATGGCTATTAATAGAAGTCAACTAGCTAAAGAGCTAGAGCCTGGTTTAAACGCCCTGTTTGGGATGGAATATTCTAGGTACGAAGCAGAACATGCTGAAATTTTTGATACTGAATCATCAGACAGAGCGTTTGAAGAAGAAGTGTTAATCTCAGGTTTCGGTAATGCTGAAGTAAAATCTGAAGGAAGTGGTGTCAGATTTGACAACGCTAACGAAGGCTATACTTCTCGTTACACTCACGAAACTGTTGCACTTGCTTTTGCATTAACAGAAGAAGCTGTTGAAGATAACCTATATGACCGTTTAGGAGCTAGATATACTAAAGCTCTTGCACGTTCTATGGCTAACACTAAGCAAATCAAAGCTGCGGCTGTATTGAACAATGCGTTCTCTACAACTGGTGGTGACGGTAAAGTATTGATTGCAACTGACCACCCTCTAGGTGGCGGTGGCTCACTTGCTAACCGTGCTACTACAATGGCAGATTTGAATGAAACTTCACTCGAAGATGCGTTGATTAATATCAGCACGTTTACCGATGACCGAGGTTTAGCAATTGCTTTGAGAGGAATGAAACTTATAGTTCCACCTCAGCTTCAATTTATTGCTGACAGATTACTACAAACTCCAGGGCGAGTAGGAACTTCTGACAACGATGTTAATGCGATTAAAAACATGGGAATGATACCTGATGGTTATGTAGTGAATCACTATCTAACTGACACCGATGCTTTTTTCATCAAGACTGATTGTCCTGATGGATTCAAGCATTTTGAAAGATCACCAATGCAAACTGCATTAGAGGGAGATTTCGATACAGGTAACATGCGATACAAAGCTAGAGAAAGATATTCATTTGGATATTCTAACTTTAGAGCTGTATACGGTTCTCAAGGTGCTTAATTTGAACCCCCAGTAGGGTTTTTTACTCAACTACTGAATAAGGGGAGCTTCGGCTCCCTTTTTTTTCTTCTTTTTTTAGAGTATTTACTATACAATCAAAAGAACTAGGATAATTATATTTGTTCTATCGACTGACCTAGCAGACAAGCCGAGACAATAGAACTTATTTCCGTAGGAGGAAATTATGGCAAATTCGACATTTAGTGGGCCAGTACGGTCCGAAAATGGTTTTAAAACCATTGATGTAGCAACATCAACAGGAGCCATCACTGATGGTTTAGTAATTAACGCAGATGGTAATATCTTTACTGATGATGGTGGACACGTTCAATACGCAGCAGCAACAGGATATGGTCCAGCCGATTTTATCGTAGGTAAAGGTGGTAGCCAATATAATACTGTTGATCCGTTTACTTCAGGACTTTCAGAGTTATTTCCTTTAGGCAGTAGATTACTTTATGGT